AACTCAATTACTCTTCCCTGTTGAGCATAGGCTCGAGACATCTGATCAACCATAGCCACTGATTGTTCTATTGGTAGATTATCGGGGAACTTAGTGTCGATATGATAGTCAGAACTACCACCAATAAATTGAGACTGTGCAGTTTTCAATCCAGTAGCATAAGCCTCTCCCATCATTGGTGTTTGTGGTTGTACTTTGGGTCTATAATCTGGTCTTCTAGCTGGGGGAGTAACCTGAGCTGCACCCAACACATCTTTTACTTCTTTAACTGAGGCTCCTGCTTTATTAAGTCCATCACCTGCATAATATGATTGACCTGCCTGTACATACCTACTGTGTCCTTGCATAGCCACAGGCATGGGCAGAGAAGCCCATTCCATACCCAATCTAATCATGGCTTCATTAGGATTCTTCTTAATCATATTCCATGTGACACCTCTGGTCTTGGTAATCAACGAGATGGCCATCTTATCCTGATTCTCAGGACTAAACTTCTCATTAGGACCTATACCAGCTGCAGCTGCTTGGTCTTTGATGTACATGAACTGATATCTCCCAGCAGCAGCTGACCCTCTTTGAGAAGCAGTAGCTGCCTGCCATGCATCAGCCTCAGCAATGGTCATGTTGGTTAATCCAGGCTTGGTGGAACTTGGATAGATNGAATCATAAGAACCATTGACTGCCTCATGTTTTGCTATGAGTTCTAACACTGGTTGCCACTTTCCACCTCCTTGACCACCTCCACTAGGTGCAGCTCCACTAGGTGGAGAGGAAGGTGAGGATGAACTGGGCTCTTGCCTCTCTCCTGTATAAACTCCACCAGGTTGATTCCTAAAAGGATTACGAGGGCCAGAAGGAGGGGCTTGATAGTCAGGTCTCTGTGATGGAGGAATGTACTTCTCTTCTACTGGTTTGTCCTGTACATCCAGATCAAGTTTCATTTTCCTGATCTGATCCTGTAATGTTTTCAGATGATCCCCTAAGATAGGAATCTTAAGAGTAAGATCATTAGCCAACTTCAGTAACTCATTCTCTTCTCCCTTAAAATCAGGTAGGATACCAAACTGTTGCATGAGTTTGAAGATGGGACCTACTATAGCCTTTGCCATGTCCCATACTGGGGTCAATATTATATCATCTACCCACTTCACTACTTCTTTTAATTTTTCAATTACATCCTTTACAAAATCAATTACCTTTTGAATATTCTTGATCAAGTAAACTGCAATGGCACCTACTATCACATTAACTAGGAAGGTTTGCATCCAATCTAAACCTGGTTGAGCAGCACTCTTAATGCCACCAAAGAAACCAGACAACATTCCTCCTCTCTCTTGTTCTTTTTCTCTTCTTTCTCTTCTCTTCTTTACTACTCCCTTCTGTACTTCCTCTTGCTTTTCTTTCTTGAATTTGATATCAGTTTGAACTGATCCTTTTATATTTCCTAAGGACTTAGAAATATTCTGAAGTGATTTATCAATAGAGGTTATATCTGTCTTCTTAAACAGTGGTGAGGATACTGTAACTCTCTTGACTTTGGGTGCTTTAGGCACAACAACAGGCTCAGATGGTGGTGCAGTCTGAGCTGGAGTTGGTGCCCCTTCAGGCATCTTAACAGTTTGTCCTGGATTAGGTGGTTTCTTACCACCAAACAAAGACTTTAATCCTAGAGCTGCTATTCCTAATGCCATGATTATTGAGTAGCGTTATATACTGACATCACTGGAGCCAAAGTATCATTATTAGGATCATAAGGTGAGAAAGATGGAGCTCTGTTCTGATTACCCACAACAGCTGCACCACCACCAGGAGTTGCCATAGGACCTATCCCAGGAAGTGCAGTGATAACATCTGTTTTCTCTGGAGGTGGGATATCAATTATCATCTTGCCCCTCATAGCCTGTGTATCCAACTTTATGGGAGGAGCTTGATTGCCAAGTCCTTTGAAAGGAGACTTCATCATTCCATCCATTCCAAAGGCATCATCTACTCCTGCTTGATTCATTCTCATGGCAGAACCAAAATCTTTCTCTTGCATACCCAACCTATCTGGCATCATACTATTGGTGATGCCACTCATAGTGCTATTGAAGGATTGAATTCCTTTATTGGTAGGTTGGAAAGCACCAGCGCCTAGGTCAGTAGCCGAGGCAGCTGCACTACCATACTGTTCACCAGATGATTCAGTAACTGTCTGCCTCAGATCAGGAGCAACTGAACCTGGCATTCTAGTAACCATCGCACCTCTTCCCTCAAGGGATTGAGTTATTTCTCTCTCTGTGATACCAGTTGCTGCAAAAGCTTGAGTTACCTGTCTGTTGGCTTCTTGAAGTTCCACTTGCAGTTTCTTTTGCTGTGCCATCACATTCTTCAGTTGGTCTTCATTTCTCTTTACATCTCTATCATTACCCGCCTCTCTAGCCTTCTCTATTTTATCTTGTAAGAATTTTATATTCTTATTTGTCTGAGCAAGAGAATCATTCGTATTCTTCCTAGTTCTCATTGCTGCCATGAGATCATCATAAGGTTTCTTAGCTTCTCTGGCCTCTTCTATCGTCATCTCACCAGATGATATCTTTTTATCCATCTCATCTAATTTTCTTTGAGTGATATCTTCAATGTCTTGATAGCCAAATGCCAAACCAGTTTCAGTGAAACCTACTCCTCCTCTCCAATTAGAAAAAGCTTCTCTGGCTTTAATGATACCTAGGGTAGCCAGAGCACCAGTTGCTGCTATCAACACAGCCATTAATCCAGCTGGACCCATCAACCCAATCAGTGTAGTGGTTATACCAATCAATCCTGTCATGAATGCGATTAACTTGGCACCTATACCTAACCCTACAATGGCTAACAGTCCTCCTAAGATAATAGGTACATTATCTGCCACAAAATCTATCACATCATTTATCTTCTTCTTATTCTGAGGGTCCTTTAACCACTTGAGGATACCTACCACAGCACTACCCAACAACACTTGAGTAAAGAAGTTCTTTATCTTCTCAAAGAAATCTACTACTGGTTTAGGAGCTTTAAACTCTGCTCCTTTTCGTTTAGTTGTTTTACCCTTACTCTCTCTTTCTTTCTCCTCCTTAGCTCTCTTCTCTCTTACTGCTGCCTGTTGTGCCTTCTTAGCATTAGCCTCTTGAGTTTTGAGTTGATTACCTAATAAAGAATTGATTGATGCCAACTCTTTGGCAATAGTATCCAGGTTAGCAGCCAGATTTTCTATGGCATCACCACTTATCTTATCCTTTTGTTCTGCAAGAATAGCTTTGGTCTCACCCTGTTTCTCTACTAAACCAAATATAGTTTCATGTATCTGTTCTTGTTCATCCTCAACACCCATCAACTTATCAGTGTTGATCTTAATCTCTTTGGTGTTATCGTTTACCTTTACTCTAGTTGTTCTAACTACTCTTGCTAACTTACCTACTTTAGACTCTCCACCAGAACCTACCTGACCTAAGGCAGGTGAAGTAGAACCCATCAACTTAGATGGATCAATCTTCTTAGGTTGAGGATTGGTTGTTTCAGGCATTAGCTTGAGCTCTCTTCTCTTCCTCTTCTAGGTGTTGTTGAAGAAGAGCGACATAGATATCTCTCTCCCAGGGAATCATATTCTCAATCTCTGTCAAGCTATATTTATGGTACTGCATCAAGGCGAAGTTGAGCTTGTAAAAGCCCTCAAGATCCATGTGGATCAGGGCTACGCGAAAAAACTATTCAACCCTTCCAGTACAACCTCACTCTCAACTTTAGTCTTGGGGTTCTTTACCTTGATAGTGTGAGATAATTTGGGCATAGTTTCAAAGAACTGTTCAATCTTTTTAAATTGAGAGGAGTTCATCTGTTCTAAGAAATCCATCACCTCTTTCTTACTCACATCAGCAGTGGCCCACACCTCATCCTCACTGTAGATCTTGTCAATACATGAGGCAATCAATTCAAATGACTTTTCAATTCCAATATCAGTTCCATCAAATTCAAAGTTGTTTTTGATAAACTCCTCAAGAGATGGGTACTTTAATTCCATCATCAGTTCTTCATTCAATCTGATCTGATTGGTGTGACCCTCAGGATATACAACTTTGATGTCATCAATATCAATCTTAACTGGGATATCTGTCTCCCCATCATCAGGCGCAATAATATTCACCTCAACTTCTTCACCAACAGACTTGGCTCTGATGTTAAGGAACAGGAATTCAATATCAAAAGTGGGCAGANTTTCTACTTTGATNCCCNTNGTNTTGATACAGGCTNTCAGTACAGATTTNATNGCTGTAGTNATNTGTTTAGTATCCTCACTCTCCAGGGCCAATACCAGAAGCTTCTCTTCTTTCACAAGGAAGGGTCTGTATTGAATCTTCTTCTTAAGAGAGGGGAGTTCCAACTCATACGTTGGTGTTGCAATTGTTGGTAAAGGCATAATAAATTATGATGTATGTGGATATTTAGAAGAAATCTTGGAGAAGATTTGAAACAGATCTTTGCCTCACATATCTTATGAATGTCATTGATACACTATATTGTAACACATTACTAGTAGAATAGTTAACCTCTACTGGTTGTGATGATATGGGGAAAGCTCCCACAAATGTATAATCTAATTGGTATTGGAACCCATCTCTCAACAGATCCCTGTTTGGATTTCCTACACCCTTCTCAAACTTAGTGATGTATACATTTGATTTGTATTTGTTAGGATAATTATTTCTGAGAGTAGCATAGGGGCTGAGGTAATCTCTATTAGACTCAGTTTGTCCTGCAATATAATCAATCCAACTATCAAACATTTGGATTACATCATACCTATTGTTTACATTGAATGTAAAACTTACATCATCATATTGCTTTCTATATGCCATCTTCTCATTGACACCAGTGTAATCATTGTTGGCCTCATGAGTGCTCAAATTCTGGGAGGGTAGTTGAGCTTTACTGCACATTAATTCTACATCTCTACCAGCAAGATTGTAATTAAATCCTTGTTCTTGAAGAAAAGAAGTAACTGCTGAAGGAGGTTGCAGCTTCACCATATAAACTGATGTCTGTGCCACGTTCATGAAACGTGACTTAAGATCAGATGTTCTTACTCTAGTTGGCCTAGGTCCTGGCATCTAAATATTGATGGACTACTATTACTATGTATGGCTGAAAGTCACAAAAGTCTTTTCAAACCTACACACCCTGAGAAGTATCAAGGAGATTCCTCCAACATCATATGCAGATCAACTTGGGAGAGGAAATTTTGCATCTGGTGTGACACTAATCCCAAGATACTGAAGTGGGCGAGTGAAGAGTTTAGTATACCATATGTCTCCCCTGTTGATGGAAAAGTTCACAGATACTTTCCAGATGCTCTGATTGAATATATTAATACACAGGGTCAGGTTAAGAAAGCTTTGATTGAAATCAAACCAAAGAAACAAACCAGACCACCTGAAAGGAGACCAAGAGTAACCAAGTCTTACATCTACGAGTGTAAAACATGGGAGGTGAATCAAGCCAAGTGGAAGGCAGCTGGGGAGTTTGCATTAGATAATGGAATAGAATTCAAGATACTAACCGAGAATGAACTAGGTATCAAACAGTATGGACGAGAAGGAACTAACACTAGATCAAGAAGAGTATCTAACAGACCCAAGAAACAGGGTAGATCTTCTCGCAGATAAGATAATGAATCTCCTAGACCCTGATGATATGATGTTAGCCATCATGGAAGTCTTGGGAGTGGAGGAGATCCTACCTGATGTTGGTAGGTACTATACTTTTATCTACCAACCAAAGACATTGAACATATTATATGATGAGTACCCACTGGTAGCAGTGACATCTATTCATCCTTGGGGATTTACTGGTGTCAACTATCACTGGGGTGCTTTCAGAAGCTATACGTGGGAAGAGATTATAGGTAAGATGCATCTTATCTACCCTAATGAAGTGGATGTAATGAGATCTATTCCTTATCAGAAAATCCAACTAAATAACTGAAATACTACTAGTAAATGTCAGAGATAAAATCCAGTAACGTATCCTGGAATAATATTAAGGTAAATCAGTTTACTAATATTCAAACAGGATATACTTATATTACTCTGCCAAGCAATGGAGATAAGTTGGCAGAGTCTAGTGGTGCCTCTTGGAAAATTATAGATATCAATACTCTTACTAGGATGTACAACAGTGCAAACTTAACTGCTCTAACAACGGATGAGGTTGAGGCATTGTTCTTTAGGCAAGCAAGATTAGTTTATAATAATGTAAGGTCTGATGTAATCAATGACCAATCCAACTATCCCAACACAGAAACCTTTCAACTCTGGATGGGAGGTATGTTTGACAACAGAATACCTGGAGCCACTCAACCTAAGGATGGCAGAACAGTAGATGATAATGGTAGGGCCACTGATTTTAATATAACTAACACTCAAGTACCTAGAATATCTACATTCCAAACTAGAACCAGTGGTACTCCTTCTGTACCTAGTTTATATCAAGGACCTAACCTTCTTCAGTTAGCCTCTACTGGGAATGAGAATACTTATAAGAAGTCAGGTGGTTTTTCAAGTCTAAGATATCCCATAGGTAAACTAAGTGGTACTGATTACATCTCCTTCTCTGCTTACCAATACAAAGCAAGACAACAAAGTCTAACTGGTTCAGCAGGGTTATTAGGGGGTGGTGCAAACAGAAGATTAAGTGGATCATCTTTAGGATCTGTTCAACTTCCTATTCAACCCAACATTGCAGATAATAATGGAGTGCAGTGGGGTAAAGATAGTATAAACTTTCTCCAAGCTGCAGGAGCTCAGATAAGTGGAGGGTTAATTGACAATTTATCTGATGGAAATTTAGGTGGTGCTTTTGAAAATGCAATTAACCAATTGAAACAGACTGGTTCTTCTTTACTAAAAGATCCAGCTACTGAAGAGTATTTGAAAGCTTACTTTGCTGGTAAGGCAGTAGGTGCAAATGTTCTAACCAGAGCCACAGGTCAGATAGTAAACCCCAACCTTGAACTGTTGTTCTCTGGGCCCTCTCTTAGAAGTTTCAACTTTAACTTTGAGCTCACACCTAGAGAGAAGGAAGAGGCCCAGGTTATCAAAAGGATAATCAGATTCTTTAAAAAGAATATGGCTGTACAAAAATCAAGTAGTGATGCCTTTCTTTTTACTCCTAACATTTTTAAACTACAGTACATATATAAGGGTGGTGGACAACACCCCTACTTGAATCTTTTTAAACCCTGTGCTCTTACCACATTCAGTGTACAGTATACACCTGCTGGAACTTACAATACTTACACTGATGGTTCAATGACACAATATAAATTTGCAATGACATTCTCTGAGATTGAACCCATTTATGCTGATGATCAACAGAACTCTGGAGGAACAGGATACTAATGGATCAATACTTTAGTTACGTACCAAATTTTGAGTATGTAAGTAGGCTCCCAGAAGGTAAACAAATATCTGATTATGTTCTGGTGAAGAACATCTTCAAGAGAGCCAAGATAAGAGCAGATATCTTCAATGAGTTGGCTTTCTTTACAAAGTATCAGTTGGAAGCAGATGAGAGGCCAGATAATGTAGCCAATGAAGTATACAATGATCCAAATCTGGATTGGTTGGTGATGTTATCTAATAACTATATCAACTATGAAACAGAGTGGCCACTAACTAATTCATCATTTGAGAAGTATCTGTTGTATAAGTATGGTACCTATGAGAATATCAATAAGGTTAGGTACTATGAGACAGGTGTTATCAGAGATAGTTTAAGTAACATCATAGTACCCCCAGGTAAAGTGGTGCCAGGAGATTACTCTATTACATTCTTTGATAGAGGATTGAATCAGTTGGTTACTAAATCCAATCTCATCACAGTTACTAATCTTGATTATGAAAACCAGATACAAGATAAGAGAAGAAACATATTTGTATTAAAGGCAACCTATGTTGGTCTAGTGATTGATGATCTGGAGTCATTGATGCCTTACAAGAAAGGATCTACTCAGTACCTCAATGATAAGACTGTTAGAGGCAACAATATCAGGTTGTATTCTTAAAAAACCTTTTGGCACAAAAAAATCCTGGGATTTTTTTTCCCAGGATTTTGGAATCAAAAAAGTGAATTTAGTTTCAGGACTCAGCCAGTTTAGCAAAGTAACTCATTGGATCTTCATCATCAGTATCAACTGTAGTGGTGGTTTCTTTTGATGCCTGGTAACTCTGTTCCAGTTTCTCCATCACCTGTTCTTCACTCACCTGCTTGGTCTCTTGAGCTGCGTAGTTATCATACTCAGTCTCCTCTTCAACAGTAGCCTTACGAGTTGACTTGGCACCCAACACATAGTTCATACGAGTTTCAAGTTCCTCATAGGACTTGAACTTATCAGGTGCAATAAAATCCTGAAGGGATTGTTCCTTCTTCCAGATAGCTTCCAGAGCATCATCATCATCCAACAAAGGACTAGGAGATGCAAACTCAGAACTATCATAGTTCCAGTAACCTGCAACCTTCTTCAGTTTCAGTTTGAAGTTGGCACCCTGCCAGAAATCAAAGGGATTGATGGGGGTCTCATCATCAAACTCAGGCTGCATTGCCTCCATGATCTTATCAAAGATCTTCTTACCAAACTTGTAAAGGAATACTTGACCCTCATTCTGTGGGTTGGCTGGATCCTTTACAACATAGATGTTGGCATAAAAGGAAAGCTTACGCTTTTGTTTACGTGCAATTTCTTTATCAGCATCACTACCACTGTTCCACAGGGAGCGATTCAGTTCACCAACAGGATCCTTTTGATTGATGGTGGTGAGAGAGTTCTCAATGTACCATCCACCAGGACCTTGAAAGGCGTGAGAGAATACCTTCACCCAGGGAAGGTCCTCTTGGTCTGGAGCAGGAAGAAATCGAATAACAGCATAACCATTGCCACTCTTATCCATTTCTGGCTTCCAGATATTGTCAGTGGTTTGGCCACCACCTCCAGATTGTTTCTCTACTTCCTTGATTAGTTTGCTAGTCAAGTTACCCAGAGAAGATTGCTTTTTCAGATCAGAAAAGCTCATTTGTATTACCTCATATTAGATAGTATTTGGTCTGTGTACCTTAGCTTTGGAAGGGTTCAGCCAGCCCTATTATATCACATCTTAGATGGGAGTCAAGACTCTTTGATAGATTCCTTCATCCCATCAATAATGTTTGTCATGTTGGAAAAAACATAACCTAGATCAACATCTGCAGGGAAGCCAAGAGCTTGTGCAGACTCCATGATACTGTCCTTCATTTTCTGTGCCTCAGGGTCATCTGATAAACTCAAACGAGTGTAAAGAACCTGTTGTTTCTTCAACAGTTCCTCTAGCAACTCAACATGTCTGATCTTTTCATCTTTTCCCATGGAAGCAAACTGAAAGACATGCAAATATATTTGTTCTTGCAATTCTGCAATCTCTTTCATCTCATCTTGAACGATTTTTGATTGAAAGAATCCCATTATTCTCCTGACAGTGTTGCCTCTTCACCAAAATCAGTTGGAACTTCTCCACCCTGATCAAAGGATGGTTGTGGTTCTTCTTCTACCTCACTCAGTTGTTGAAGGACTTCAATAGCACCTTCAATTTTCATCAGAGTTGTTTGACCATTGTTCAATTGATCAATAATCTGTTCTCTTTGCTTGAGCAAATTCTCAAGTGCTTCTTCATTACTAATCATTAATCACTACCTCCTTCAAAATTTTTTTGTATTTGAATACATCAGTATGTATAAAAGAAGAATACTTCTTCATCCTGATAGCTACTGATTCCCACACAGGATCTTTTAGTTTTTTATCCCACTCTTTAGTATACCCAAAGATTCTATCATAGATTATCATAGTTTCTAAACAGATATCCTTAGAGAGATACTTCTTCAATAGAATAGGGTGTCCTTTACTACAATCAAACACCTCATCCACTTTGTGTTCAGAGAATAAAGAATTAGATTCTTGCCTAAACACATAGGTAAGTGATTGAGTTCTCTTCTGCCACTCAATATAGTTACCATCACCACTCCTAATCATCTCTCCAATCCATAAGGACTGGGGATCATCACAGGCAACAAAGTTACTTACAAAAAAGTTAATAACCTCATCATCATCCTTCTGACGTGATAGTTTCTCAAACCAGAACCTATCCTTCCTCTTGTAGAAGGATTGCAATGATGCTCTTGACTTGCCACAGTACTTCATGTAGTCGTACTTTGGCTTTGTGAAGTGGTTCTTTAATCCAAGATAACATTTGTAGACATCAAAGGGCTGCACTTTGGGTATCACAACGGAAGTTTAGCGTGACTAGTACGCTTCAACAGGTTGAGATCAATGGCTTCTGCCTTGAGTTTCTCCTTCAGTGGTTTGGATACCAACTTAGGGATAGAATCTACATCTAGATTGTTCTTCTCACAGAAGAAGATGATAGCATCCAAGTACTTCATTTCTTTGTTCTCATGAACAATTGATTCAATCTCCTCAGCAAATTTCTTTGAAGAGTAGAACTTACTTTGAATAAGTTCTTCAATGTTGTTTTCTTCAGACTTTGCCATAGGATTGTAGTTTAAATTCAACAAACTCTCTAATATATTTGGAGAGTAACTTGATGTACTTTCCTTTGTTGTATTGTTCATAGACTTTACATTCTCCATCCTCACAGGACATAATAATAACAAACTTCTTAACCATTATACCAGTCATCTCGTACAACATACAAGCATATGCTGCACACTGTACATAATAATCCTCAATCCATTCTTCTGGTTTGGGACGAGCACTGGTTTTAAAATCAATGATGGCTAACTCCCCATCAAATTCACCAATACAGTCAACAGTACCAGCCACGCCAAGTTCTTTGCTATAAAGTGCTTGTTCGATTGCATGTATGTTGTCTATCCTTCTTAGGTCAGGTTTAGCCTGCTTGAATAGGAACTCAGACAGTGGTTGAACTGTAGGGAGTTCCTCATTCTTAAGATGATGCTCAACCAGGGTGTGCATGTCAGTGCCCCTACTGGTTGCTCTCTTGGTAACCCTATTTGCTTCTTCATTACCAACCCTTGCTCTCCACTCACGAAACTTTTCACGATTGAGGTGGCTGATAATGGATGTGATTGATACTAACTTCTGCCCATCAGGGGTATCATAATATCTAACCCCATCAATAGTTTCTCTTTCTAATGATGGGATTTGTACTTCAACATGTGTGAACATTACATATCTAATTCAAGTTTTGCAATAATGTATTCCTTCACCAGGCCACTTCTACAAATGTCCTCTGCTTGGAACTCAATGATATCAAAGGATGGCATGTTGTGTAGAATCTTCATGAAGTCTACAATACCATTCTTCTCTGCTGTCTTTACCAAGTCTGTCTGAGTGGCATCACCACAGAACATAATCTTAGAATCAGTACCAACACGAGTAATGATACTATCTAACTCATGGAAGTTCAAGTTCTGATACTCATCAACAATAACAATAACATTATCCAATGTTGTACCACGGATAAATGATGTTGACCAGAATGAGATGGTGCCCTGTGCCTTGAGGTTGGCATACAACATCTCAAAATCATTATCAGTTGGCATCTCGAACATGTACTTAACCATGTTCTTGTAGGGTATCTGATAGAGAGAGGACTTATCCTCATGGTCTCCAGGAAGGAAACCAATCTCTCTAGTAGCCACCAAAGATCTAACAATATAGATCTTCTCATAAGGTGTGTGAGGACTCAACACATCCTTAATGGCATTGTACAGAGTGATGAAAGTCTTACCTGTTCCAGCACACCCATAGGCAACTAAGTTCTGATCAAGTTTATACTTATCAAAAAACTCTTGTTGATTTGCGGTGAGAGGTTCAATCTTCTTGATGTAATCAAGGTTGATTGGCTTCTTTCTTTTCATTCTTTTGTTATCCATACCAAATGGAACAGGACTGGTATTGCCAATCCCAGACTTTCTTCTTGCCATACTTAACTAAAGGGTTTAACTACTGCGCCTGGTTGCTTAGAAGCTGCATGAAGAACATCATTCCAACCTGGATGTGTTCTCATAATTTTATCAGACCAGTGACCAACCTCAGCTGCCAAGGGGCAAGTTCTGGGGTCTGAGTAATCTCTAATCCAATCTGGGTTATCAATCTTCCACTGATCCCAGTCATGAATACTCATCACAACTTCTTTTTGTTCACCAGTTTGTGTGTTTCTTACAGGGTACGATGCCATTGTGCCTCATTAATTGAATGCTGATATGATGTTGAATGAAATAGTTGTTCTATTTCCTTTAGATGGATTTACATAGTGTCCTAATTAAGAGGGGAAGATTACTAACCTCCCCTCCAGTTCTACACCATCACCAAATAATACAGAATCTTTTCTTATCATTGAGGAATAGTTGTTGTAACTATCCCCAACAAAAGATGTGGAACTATCACCCTTTGAAATATCTAGGTAATAGATTCCAGAGAAGGTACTGCCATCATGATCGTGAAACTCTTGCCAGTTACCCCTATCATATCTGTTGTACCATATGTGATACAAGTTAGAAAAAGAAGGATAAGGAGTTCCTGTTAAGTTATATATGGTGGGCAACATACTCTTCATATACTTCATGATTATATCCTGAAGATGTATACTGAGGGAATGATTATCATTGAAAAGTATACCTATATTATCTCTATCATAGAAACTGGTAGAGATATCACAGTTCCAATCTGTGATCTCATAGTACTTGTCTTTTCTTTTATCAAGGTCAGATGAAATAGCCTCCATTAGAACCCCTTTGAGATCAGAGTGTTCCTCTACCTTGGTCCACCAGATATAGTTGAAGGGAAAAAGAAACAACCCTTCATCCTTATCACCATTAGGTATGTGGATAGTCATTACCAGTCAAGGGCTTCTGCAATCACAGGGAACTGTTTCTTGAAGATGTCCTTACATGAATTGGCAATGTCCATGTGTTCCTTCTGAGTACCATTGGCTGACCTAAGTTCAATGTAATGAATCCAACTACGAATAGAGCCAGTCATATACATTTTGGTTTTACAAGCCAAGGGGAGTACAAACCTTGCACACTCCTTAGCCACACCTGCCTTGAGCATCTGTTCATAGAGTGCCATGGATGAATCAAACAGAGTGATCATCTGTTTGTCCATGATCTCTACCAACTTAGGGTCAAGATCATCAGTGGAGTTCTGTCTGTTCTTCTCATCCTGACGACGGAGTTCAGGAAGAGGGATCTCAGATGCCAACAGAGTAGACTCAGCATATCTCTGTGAGAATTCTTGGAAGGTGAAGNNCCTATGACGNAGGACTTGAGCNGCAATCCCACGAGATGTTTCAATCTCCANNGTCATGAATGCTTGCTCAAAGATNGACNAGTGCTGNTGCTTGATACAATACTTNATCAGTCCTGANTACTTCTCACTCTCCTGATTACCTGGGTTAGAAACCCTTGCACAATAGGCAATATGTTCTTCAGCATCAGGAGTTACTGAGATCAGTTTTGCGTTGTTCATTCTTCTGTTTCTTAATAAGTTTTCTAGCTTTGAGTACTAGTTGTGCGTATGCTTTCTCTTCAGGTGTGAAGAGCTCTTCATGTTTGACTATGTACTTAGCTGCTTTTTTGTCTTTCATTGAAGTAGGTCTCATAGTATGAGACTAGGCCGTGTGTAATTTTGTTTCCTTTTTCAATCCACTCATTAGCACACTCATAGATGCTTTGATTAGATACACCTGTGTTACCAAACCTTTTCATCAATAAACTTAGACACTGAGCTCTGAAGTTCAGATTCATTGACACTGGGTCATTCATCATCTTCAAAGACCTCTTCATAATCTGCGAGTGGTGGAACGAATTCATCATTCATTGTGTAAGCTTTAACATCTGAGTAAACCTCAGACTCTAAAGCATCTACCAATAGTTTCAAGTTACGAACTATCAGTTTGAGTTTGTCTCTTTCCATATGGGGTCGAGCAATATTCATATATGTATAATAATAAAAAAAGGGGGTTGTTGTCAACCCCCCTGTGAATCATTTCGACTTTGCAAGTACCAGTTGAGCCTGGTGCAAAAGTTTTGTCTTCTGTTCCTTCTTCTTGATTAGATGAAGTACATTCATTTTTCTCATACCTTTACCTCCTTCTGAAACTTGATTCCACGATAGGATTCAACAACAGTAGTAGGTGTGGATGATTGAGCCTTGGCTTGACGACGCTTGATAGTGTCGTAAGCTGTACCACGATAGACAACTTGTGCCATGATTTTTCTCCTGAAAGTTAGGTGTTTTTAATACCCGTTCCTTCAGTCGGCGGCGCGTCCTATTTGTCAGTGATGAAACATTCAGAGTACTGAGTCTTTACCCTCTCAATAAAGCGATCCTTTTCTGATTGGGTAAGGGTAGTATCCTGTTGAACAATAGCAATCATTTCTCCTTGGTAGGTACAAGCCCCACCTGCAACAGCAGATAAAACTACTATTGGAAGAGCAAATAGTGTAATCAATGCTTCCATACTAACTCCAGGATGAACGATCCGTTCCTCGTCGGCTTACTTGCGACCTCCTAAGAGGTTGAACGACAGGTCTATTATAGACCACTGTGACTATTTAGTCAAGGGGTTCCTCTTTTCCATACTTATCTACCAAGTTTTTGATGATGGTCTCATCACCACTCAACTGTTTAATGGTAAAGAGATTTGATTTCTTATACTTGTTATACTTTTTGTACTCCTTAAGGAGAGCCTGAACTTGATCAGGTTTCACATCAATGCCTTCAAACTTGACATCATAATCGCCAAACCCACTCATTTCTTTTTCTCCTTGGGTTCTATGCCCCAATTCCTTGGGGCTACTCTTCCTGCAGTGTAGGTGATACCTATAAGATTATCCTTATACTCATCCCAATACTCATCAAACACAGCAACCATCTTGTTGCTCATAACAATATCATATTTTTTAACATTATCTTTGATGTAGATAACTAAGTAACTATTGTTAGGTAGAGATCTATCTTCAGCTAGGCTGACATCACACTCTGTGTGGATCTGTTTTACCTTTTCTATCATTATCGTACTCGAGAGTGGCCACCTCTGCCGCCCCATTCAATATCAGGGTATGCTTTTGCTACCACTTCCTGAGTGATCTTATACTTATTAGCCAGACCTTTATCCTTTACCAAGCACAGGATCTCTGCCTCAGCTGGATGAAGACCTTCCAACATCTGAATAAACATAGTCTCTCGTCTAACATGAGAAAGACTATCATTACCACCCTTCACAAAGTTATACAGCTGTCTGTATTCCTTACGAAGGGAAGTGTGATCAGTCCCAACAGGAACATCATTAGGCTCATAAGGAACATTTCCCTCTGGGACTACAGAGATAACAGTTTCATCAAAGTTCCAGATGAGAAGAGAAACAAGAGCATCATTTCTGTGATCTCTCAAGATTTCAGCCTTCTTATCTTTGGTTCTTGCCTTGCTTACTGCTTCTAGGATCTCATGGATAAAAGGGTTGGGGGGTAATTTAGTTGCTGTAGTCATAGTATTGTTGATTTTAAATCAGTGTAGATTATTTAGTGATAGAGGTCAAGCCTCTTCCGATCCATCCAAAGCTTCAGGGTTTTCAAATCTCACCGAGAATACTTCATCTGGAATAAGATGTCCATTTTCATCAAACATTTCTGGATGAGTGGGAACATATCTAGTTGCCTGTTCATAGGTATATTCTCTTAAGATATATCCCATAACAGTTCCCAATCCTAGAAACAATAGTGATGAAAGAACAGCGAATGTGAGGGTGATTGCTAACATTATTCCTCTCCTGAAGAGTCTGCTTTACGAAAATCCAAACTGAAATCTAGGTAAAGGTGTATCTCTCTCCTGAAGAAGGAGAGTACCTTACCAAACTTCACTTGGAAGAATTTGGGTTGCTCTGGTTTCCTCCTCTTGTTTCTAAGTAGTAACTCAACCCCTCTGTTTATGTGGGGTAGATTACTGGTGCTCTTATTTAGAACATTACTTTCATCATCTTCCATACTCTGGTGCATTATACTAGATCATTTTCTTTTAAAAATTTAACAGTTTCTGCTGCCCCTCCCAATATCTTTTCATTAGTAATCACTCTGGGGTAGGTTGCTGTTTCACCAAACTCACTAATGAATTCTTCTCTAGTGAAATCTCTATCCTGTTTGTATTCTACAAACTTAAGATCAGCCAGTTGAAGAACTTGGGTTACCTTAGTGCAATGTGGGCAACCATTCTTTGAGTAAACTGTAAAGGTCATAGGAGTATGAATAGGAGTGGTACAAGTATAGTTAAGTATCCAATTAAGTATCCCCCTAGAGTTACTAGGGGGTTAATACTGCCATCAATAATTTGAATTCTCTAAAAGGGATTCAAACATATCTTGGGGAATTAAGTACCAAGAGTATCCAGGATAAAATTTAGATATGAGCAGAGGTATTTCTTTACTCTCTGCATAGGTAGCTCTAATCCAAACTTGTTGATTTATTTCATTTACAATATGTTGAAAAGGAAATTCAGTCATACTTTTCTCTCAACTCAGTAAGGTAATCATCACTACCAATGTGTGAACTGTAATCAGGATAATGTTGTTCCATGAAGGGGCGAATACCCATACAAGTTGGGTAGTCTCCTCTGAACCACACCTCATTCTTCTCATGTATCACTACATCATCTAGAAATTTTCGTTTCCTCTTGCTCATAATA